TCCCCCTGGAGAACGCCAAGCTGGACGCCCTGGTGGAGACGGTTAGTGAAATCCTCCACGAAGCCCCTGATCACAAGGTCGTGATCTTCTCGTTCTTCAAGCCGATGCTGGCGATGATCGGCCAGGCCTTCGTCAAGCTGAAGATCCCCTTCACCACCCTGACCGGCGACATCACCTCGGCCCAGGAGAGGGACCGCCGCATCGAACGGTTCAACAACGACCCGGCCTGCCGCATCTTCCTGTCCTCTGACGCCGGGGCCTACGGCATCAGCCTCGGCAAGGGGAGCCACCTCATCAGCTACGACCTCCCCTGGTCGGCCGGCGCGCTGGCCCAGCGGGTCGCCCGCATCGACCGCACCGACTCGGCCTTCAAGCAGATCCGCATCGTCTACATGTACGGCCAGGGCACGATCGAGCAGCGCATGTACGAGATGCTCCAGCAGAAGGCCAAGGTCGCCCGGGCCTTCATCGACGGCGAGTTCGACAAGGGCGGCGTGCTGAAACTGGACCTCCAGTCCCTGCGGGAGTTCCTCGACGGCTAGAAGTTGATTCCTGCCCACTTGTGCCCTAGAATGGTGGCATGCCAACCAAGCGCCCGCGACAATCCACCCTCGACCTAGAGACAGAGGTAGGCGACTACCTGCAGAACCGGTCGATGCGCGAGCGCTCCGAGTACCGCGAGAAGAAGGGCAAGGAAGCCCTCATGGGCGTCCTAGAGCAGGCCGGCGAGCTACAGGAGAGTGGTCACCGCATTCTCCGACTGACCGAGCCGGTGCCCTACGCCGAGTACAAGCGCGGCAAGGCCAAGGACCGCAAGGTCACGGCCATCCGCCGCGTCCGTCGCTCATCCCAGCGGCTCAACGAGGTCGCTGCCATGGCGCTGTTGACACGCAAGAACCTCCTGGCGGAATGCACCCGCACCGAGGTGGTGCTGGACGAGGACGCACTGCTCGCTGCCATCTTCGAAGGCAAGCTGACCGACGCCGAGGCGTCTTCGATCTACGACGAGAGCGAGAACTTCGCCTTCTTCCTGGTCGATGACGACGACCCCGACGACGCTGACTAACACCCCCCAAGCTCCCGAAAGGAGGAACCATGCCCCGTCCCAAGACCTACGACACCGAGCGCGTGCAGATCCAGGTGCGCCTGCCGGCACCCCTGTTGGCACGCCTGGACAAGGAGGCGAACCGTCGCGTCGTCTCCAAGACCCTCCTGGTCGAGCGCGCTCTGGAGATCTCGCTTGACGAATGGGAGGACGAGAAGAGTCTTGCCTCTAGTTACTAACGTGGGGTAGTGTCACACTCCCGTGACCACACCTACGAGGTAACACATTGAGCGAGACGATCTCTGATCTGGAAGGCCTCCTTGGGGAGGCCTTCCAGACCACCGTCGACCATGAGCACCAGGGCTACCTGCGCTGCAACACGTTGGGCCATTCGTGGTTCGACTACGACAGCAACTGGACACCCATGTTCGGAGTCCCCCTCACCCTGCGCTGTGAGCGCTGTGGGATGGAGCGGCGGGACTCGATCAACCACTACGGCGAACTGCTCAATCGCCACTACACCCGGCCCCCCGGCTACCAGTACGCCAAGGGCACCCGTCCGACGCGCAGTGAGTTCCGCGTCATGCTCATCACCCAGCGCATCGCTGAGTCCAAGAAGCGTCGTCGCAAGTGAGCAGCAACTACCTCAACGTCCCGGAGCAGCTTCCCTGCCCGCATTGCGATCGGGTGTTCCCCAACGCCCAGGCCCTGTCCGGGCACGCCATGTCCCACGTCGCAGCCGACCCCTGCCCGGAGTGCGGACGCGACGACTTCAAGTCCAAGAACGCCCAGTCCCGTCACCGCTCCCAGGAGCACGGCGTGGTGCCGGCGTACCGTGCCGGCAAGCCGGCGAGCAACGGCAAGATCGGCCGGCCTCGGCTGGCTCGCGTCGACACCGAGGTGTCTGCCGATGACATCTTCCAGTCTGTCGTACAGTCGCTGTACCCCGGGGGACAGATGCCGACCTGGGCCATGACCCCACTGGTGCAGTGGCGTGAGGCCACCCGAGCAATGCTGGAGCGCGTACAGAGTGAGTGACTCGTCGGTCGACCGTCTCTTTGGTGACCTGGACTACCCCGGCCGGCGCAAGCCGGTCAACCGTGGCAAGAAGGAGACGACCCCCACCGATAGCCCGATATGGGATGGACACCCCACCGATGGGGTGGTAGAGGGCAAGGTCGTCCAGTTCTTCCCCATCTCAGCGCTCGCCAAGGCGCTGGGCTACAGCCAGAACTCGATCCGTCTGTGGGAGACGCAGGGCCTGCTCCCTCGGTCCCCGTACCGGTCCCAGCCCACCCGGGCCAAGCCGGGTGCGAAACATCCGACGAAGGGGCGTCGGTTGTGGACACGGGAGCAGATCGAATGTATCCTTCGGCTCGCTGACAAGCACAAGGTGATCCTCAACAGGCACCCACCGACACGCTCGTTCGCACTTGAAGTAGGCCAAGCGTTCGCTGCGCTCCAGGCCGATCACGACACATCGAAATCGAGGTAGCTCACATGCCATCCAAGCGACCCCCAGCCCCGCCGACCCTCGCGGAGCCGCCTGAAGAGGACGACGAGTCCTCACAACCGCCTCGCAAGCGTGCGGCTGACCGGTCCTCGCCTCCTGCTGGGGGTGATGCTCACGACGCCCTGCGTGGTGGTTGGGGCGGCTCCCAAGAGGTGATGGACTCCACGTCCACCTTCGCCCAGGGCTTCCGCCCCGAGGAGCGCAGCCAGATCATCGCCTTCGCGGAAGAGGCCCCGTACATCGCGTATCGCCGGCACTGGGTCGACCGCCAGACCAAGGAGGGCAAGAGCACCCGCTCGTACGTGTGCCTGCAGACGGTGGGCGAGGAGTGCCCGCTGTGCGAGGTGGGCGTGCGTCCCCAGGCAGTGTCGGCCTTCAACGTATTCCTCCTCGACGCCAACGGCGACATCTCGCTGAAGTCCTGGGATGTGGGGGCACGCCTGTTCGGTGTGCTGAAGTCCTACGCCAACGACGCCAAGATCGGGCCGCTGACCAAGGGCTTCTTCCTGGTGAACAAGTCGGGCCAGAAGCAGTCGACGCAGTACAACGTCAGCCCCATCAAGCGCACCGCGTTGACCGAGGACTACGACACCCCGGTCCCCGACGAGGATCGCTTGAAGTCGTTCAAGCTGTACGACAAGACGGTCCTGCAGATCCCTCCTCGCAAGGAGTTGAAGGAGATCGCAGACGAGATGATGGACGACTACGAGTAGGTATCCGCACGTCCTTCTCACCGCGGAGGAAGTCAGGGGGGCTGTCGACCTCCTCCGCGGTGAGTCGATGTTCGTCATCGACCTGGAGACGACTGGCCTCGACACCCAGACCAACGAGATGGTGTGGTGCGGCCTCGGCTGCACCGCCCAGTCGTTCCTGATCCCCTGCGGTCACCCCAAGGGGGTCAGGCTCACGGTGGGAGGCAAGGCCAAGACGCCGGCCTCGGTGCTTTGGAACGACGAGCGCGGCCTGACCCCGACCGGCAAGCCGTCGATGCGGATGGTCGAGCACGTTGTGCCGGCGACCTACGCCCCGCCACCCAAGCAGCTGTTCCCCTACCAGGTGGCCGAGTTGATCGAACCCCTGCTGTTCAGCGACCGGGCGAAGCTCAACCACCACCTGAAGTTCGACCTGGAGACGATCGCCAAGTACTACGGCAAGATCCCACCTGGTCCCTACCACGACACCCTCGTTGTGCAGCACGTCATCGATGAGTCACTCCCTCAGTACGGGCTGAAGGAGTTGACGATCGACTGGTTCCAGCCGAAGGACCGCAAGAAGTGGTACCCGTCGATGGGCAAGGCCGGCATCGAACGCTTCGGCCTGGATGAGATCGCCTCGTACCTCAACAAGGACCTCACCTACACCCGGTACCTCTTCACCAGGCTGTGGCCCAAGCTGATCCGCCGCGGCCTGCTGAAGGTCTACGACTTCGAAATGAGCATGTACCCGGTGCTCATGGACATGGAGTCGGCCGGCTTCCCGATCGACCTCACCGCGATGGAGAAGGTGGGCGTCGAGTTGACCGACTCCATCGCCCGGATCGAGAAG